TTAGTTATTATCTGTATATATTATCTGGGTGTAGTCGTAACTAGTTTGTGCTCTGACTAGTCTGTATTACAAAAGCTAAAAACTTTTAAGGAAATGATAATGAAAATGGGCCCGTGGGGCTAAAGAAAAGCGTTTTTAATTTGTGACTAGTGCCGGGGGGAGGGGGGGCTACACTATACCCCAATATTTACAATACTTTTTGTGACATTAGCTAGTTAATAGTAGATAGTAACAGGCAATTGTCACACTTTAAATAAAATCATATTCGAGTAACTATAAATATATGAATAAACTTATAGCAATCTTTCTACTATGTACTACATACGTGAGCGCACAGACAGTGTGTGACTCAGTGTCATATAGTATAAGTGGTGGACAGACGTTAACACTTATAGGTACTAATAACTCAACTGACAGTGTAACGTTTATGTGGGAAGTTTGTGATACAGAGCAGTGTTACTCAGCAAGTGGTGATGTAGGTATGTTTCCTGATGTAAATATGCTTGATACTGTTAAAGTATGTTATGACCTATCACCAGTGTGGATGTGTGATACATGCCAGTATGTAGTGTTTGTAAACGGTGCGTGGCAACTAGTTAATACAGTTACACATGTTAATGAATTAAATCCAATATTATTAAACAACAAAATATATGACTTATTAGGTAGAGAGCTTACTTCTATACCTAAAGGTATAATGTACATTAAAAATAATAGGATTTATAAATGGTCAGAATAATAGGATTACTACTAATAAGTATAAGTTGCAATGCACAAAGCTTAAATGTTTTGTCTTTACATCAAGATAAGCAGTTACATGTAGGATATACTTATATTATATCATCTGCTACTACTAGCTATGTGTTAAAGAAAACTGGTAACAAAAGAAAAGCTATATTAATAGGTATAGGTACAGGTATGGCTATAGGTATTGGCAAAGAGATATATGATGCTAGAAACGGTGGTGCTGAGAAAGGTGATCTTATAGCTGATATAATAGGTTCTACGTTTGGTTCTATAGTAGTTACAATACCATTTTAGTAAATAGTGAATTAAATATGTAATCATACTACGTATGACACAGAAACTCTCACCCACAGCTAAACGTATGAAAGCTATTCGCGATAAAAAAACCGCGATGACACCGGCTAGACGTAAAAAAAAGGCTGAAAACCAAAGAAAGAGACGCTCTGCGTTAAAAGCAGGTAAAAATATTAAGGGTATGGACTACGATCATAAAGATGGTAAGTTTAAATCCGTTAAGGCCAACCGCGGTAACGATGGTAAGGGCACTAAAAAAGAGAAAAAATAGGGATAGACCCTAAACCTAGTCAAATTAACCAAAAAAACCAAAAAATGACTTATTTATACTACAAGACCAGCACATACACTGGCAACCTAAAACCAAATGAAACAACAATTAACCATTGGAAACATCTTGCTGAGAAGAAAAACTGGCGAATAACCCAATTACCTAATGGATTTTACCAAACAGAGTGCTTAAATCCCGACAAGGAAGACGAATGGCAAGATGTTACACGTAGAGAGACAATAGAAGGAGCGGAGACAGCCATAAATGGCAGCGTAAAGCACTTCGCTGACAAATTAGAGGCTACGAAAGGGCCAAAGGTTGTAAAAACTTTCGAATAGAGTAAAATTTAATCAAATTTAATTTAATACATGGAATACAATCAACCAAGCGAGATTGTCAAAGACGTAAACTTTGGCAATGACGCAAATAGTAAAATAGTAGCTGGCGTTGAAAAACTAGCTAAAGCAGTAAAATCAACCCTAGGAGCATCTGGAAAGTGCGTTATATACGAAGACGCCAGAGGACTCCCGGTCATAACAAAAGACGGAGTAACAGTAGCAGAATCTGTTGTCTTATTTGACCCGGTTGAAAATATGGGTGCAACCCTTATTAAAGAAGCTGCTAGAAACACAGTGAGAGAAGCAGGTGATGGTACTACTACAGCTACCGTCCTTGCTGAATCACTATTAAAAGAGGTTAGCAAAAACGATGCTAGCATTAGAGAAATTAAAGACGGGATTAAATCCGGTCTTACAAAGGTTAATGATTACCTAGATAAGATTTCTGTAAAGATCGAGGGCGATATGCTGAGATCTGTTAGTTCAATTAGTTGTAATAATGATGAGGAGCTAGGAGAGATTATAGCAGAAGCTTATACTAAAGTAGGTAAGGATGGTGTGGTATTAATGGAAGAGTCACCAACTGAAGAAACATATGTCGAAGTAGTTGACGGCGTACAAGTAGATTCAGGACTCACATCTCCACATTTCGTTACTGATAAGGACAAGCAGATATGTGAGCTTGATAACCCATTAGTATTAATAGTATCTTCAGAAATACCTAATATAAGAAAAATACAAAAGATATTAGAACATGTTATAAAAAACAAACGTTCTTTGTTAATTGTAGCTCCAGTTGATCAGCAAGTTAAAGCTGCACTTCTTATGAATAAAGTAAAAGGTAATATAAAAGTTAATATAGTTGACTTGCCAGGCTTTGGTCCTACTAAAGATGATACAGTAGCAGATCTTGCTTTTCTTGTAGGTGCTAAAGTTATAAACGAAGAACTTGGTGATGATTTAGATCTTATAGATATAGATTGTCTAGGAGTTGCTTATACAGCTATAACTGACGATAAAAATACAGTTCTTACTATAGAGACTCCACAAGATGAAATGGAGGAAAGAATAGCTAGTATTAACAAAACTATAGATAAATGGGAGAAAAACCCGTTTATACAAAAGAAACATAGACAAAGGTTAGCTATGCTATCAGGATCAGTGGGTATGGTAAAAGTAGGCGCTGATTCTAAAGTTGAACTTAAAGAAAAGAAAGATAGAGTTGAAGATGCTATCTATGCTACAAAAGCAGCTTTAAAAGAAGGTATTGTACCAGGTGGCGGAGTTGCACTATTAAATGCCTCTCAGAAAATCTCCGCTAAAGCGGTAGGTGAAGAGATACTACTAAGATCTATAAAAGCTCCTTTTTACACTGTACTTGAAAATGCTGGTATAGACTATGTAGAACATAACGAACCAGAAGGTCAAGGCATAGATGTAGTAACAGGAGAAGATGCTACTATGATTTCAGCTGGTATTATAGATCCAGTGTTAGTTACCAAGTCAGCACTTAAAAATGCAGTAAGTGTAGTATCAACGATTATATCTGCAGATTGTGTAATTTCAAACATGAGAACAAATGAAAGCAATCAATAGATACATTATAGTAGACAGAATAAAGACAGAACCTAAAAAGGTTGCTGGGTTGATCATGACAGATGAAACTGATCAAGACAACCGTTATATAAAAGCAAAAATAATATCGTGCGGAAACCTTGTAGAAGGTTTAAAAGATGGTGATACGATATATTACGATAAACATGCTGGACACGACATATCATGGAAAGATACTCTTTATAGGGTTATTCGTGATGGCGATGTTGTTCTAGTAGATTAACCTAAACCATAAACCAAAACCCCAGAACCTAAAAACAAAAACAAATTATTAATTATTAAAAAACAAAAAAAATGAAAGAAGTTTATTTGTACTTTCGTACACAAGCTACTCTAGCAGATGACGATGATTCAGCTCAATCGTGTTGTATTCCTTTATCTAGTTTTAAAGGTATGCACCCAACAAGTGATACTGCGTTAACTATTTTTTACACGCCTCAAATCAGAAATGTATCTGACGGCCAAGATGGTAACGTAGCAAACAACGACTCAATTGTGCTAACTGTTGGAACAAACGATCACAAAGATGCTATGACTGCTTTAGCTAGATTATTTGCTGGAGCTGCTAACGGCGGTATACACCACGATGGTTTCATCGTAGTTGCAGATGATTTATCAAGCACTTACGCTGTATCAGAAGTTACAGCTGTTGGAGCGATCACACCTGCTGCTGCATTATCATAGTAGATGAGGTTAACCGCGCAAGATTTGCGTGATATGAATATCCTTAAGTATTACAGGCTCACTAGAAAGTGGGTCTGTAAAACTTACGGGTTAAAAGATGCAGATTTAGAATTATTAATTTATTTAGATTGTAAAGGAAGATTTACACGAAAGGATTTTATTGACGGAGTTTACACTATGAGTTGGGATAAAAACCGTTGGGAAAGACTTAAAAGAGATGGGTGGATAGAAACGTGGAGACACAGAAACAGAACTACTATAATGTACTCTGTATTTAAAACCTCGTTTAAATGTTCACAAGTAATTAGTAGGATATACAGAATACTATTAGGTGAGGAAGACCTACCAACTTCAGATAGAAGTGTATTTTACAATAATAAATCATATACAGATAAAGTTTATAATAAAGCTATAGATGATATGATAAAAGATAAAGATAGATAATGGGATTTAAACTAGGAAAAAATAGAGGTAATTATGCTGTTAGCGGTGAGATCAAAACAAAAATGCGTTTTGGTAAACAAGCTGGTGGTGAAGGCTCTATACCTGGCACACCTATTATTAGAGTACCATTAAATGAAGGTGTTATGGGTGAAGCTAATATGGATGGAACTATATATGTTAACGAAAATATAATACCAGGAAGCTATGAATATCGTCAAGTTATAAACCATGAAATGAGACATGCTACGGATATGAAGCTTGGTAAGTTGGCTTATGATGACAATAATATTATGTATAATGGAGAAAGATTTGAAAGAAAAGATATTAACGGTGTTGATTCAATACTTGTAGACGGTCAGTGGAAAGAAGCTGGTGATACTGGTTTTCCTTGGGAAGAAGACGCAAATAATGGTGGAAATGGAGATATTTAAAGATAATAACAACTGGAACGAAAAATCTATCATAGGTTTTATTGCATTTTCAATAATGTGTGTGATAATGATAGTAGACCTTGTAACTGGTTATGTAGGTAAAGATTTAATAATTAACGAATTTGTATACGATTCATTTGTATTTGTAGTGTTAGGATGCTTCGGTATAAGTGGTGTAGAAAAATTTGCAAAAAAATAAAAATGGCAATACTAACAACTATAGCTGGTATACCTTTATTCTCAACAGTTGAAGAAGCTTTAAACTGGGCTAGTGAAAACGGTTTAACTGGTTTTCATACTCACAGCCACCAAGGTGTACAAGGGTATATGGGTGGTGCAAATCACTTAGAAGCTACTGGCATGCCACTGAATACAAACGCGCCACAACAACCACAAACAACTCCAACTACTAACACTAACACTGGAGGTAGTAGTTATTAAAAATAAGTTATGAAAAAGTGTAAAAAGTGTAAACGATTTAAAAAGAACTGCAAATGTTAAGTAAATTATTTTCAGGTGGAGCAACAGAACTTATAAAAGGTGTTGGTAGCGTGATAGATAACCTACATACCTCTGGTGAAGAAAAGCTAGAAGCAGAAAGAAAAATAAAAGAATTAATTGCTAACTACGAAATAGAGATGGAAAAGAATATAACATCTCGCTGGGAAGCAGATTTAAAATCAGATTCTTGGCTAAGTAAAAATGTTAGGCCAATGGTATTGATTTTTTTAATAGTATGCACCATGCTATTGATATTTATAGACGCAGGTGCAATAAAATTTAACGTAAAAGACTCTTATATAGATCTTTTGCAATTAGTATTAATAACTGTGATCGGCGCTTATTTTGGCGGTAGATCATTAGAAAAAGTAAAAAAATAAAATTATGGGAAAATATTTTACAGTAGAAAAACTACTTACTATATCCGCTTCAGACCAACATTCAGGAGCCGCTACAGCAGACCAATTATTAGTTGATTGGACAGCTATTGAAATACCAAAAGGCGCTTCTTGCTTGAGATCTGCTACGGTGTTAATTAGAGCAAAAGGTGATGCGACGCCAACAGAAAATGTTAATGCTTTTCACCTTGCCTTTTCAAAAACAAATACCGTTTCTTTAGGTAGTTTTCGTGCAGGTCTGGATCATAGACCAAGTAATGATTTTATTGGAGTTTTGAACTTTGACGCAGAGAACTTTTCATCAGCATCACTTGAAAGTACAGCAATAGCTACATTAGGTACCGACTCAGCCGCTGCTGCACCCCCACTAGTGTTACAGGGAGATCCAACGACAGGTAATAACGTAGGTTTTGACACTATATATGTAGCTATGATAGCTGGTGGTTCTTTTGATTTTCGATCTATAAATGCTATAGCTGAGGCTGGAACTGCGGGAGCTGCTTCAACTCAAGTTATAACAATGGATGGTACAAGTATGGATGTTAGAGAACATTTTGCGGCAGGCGATGTTGTTCACATTGGAACTTCAGTAGGTACTCCAGCTGCTGATAGTCTTATTGGTACGGTTGCATCAGCTGATAGTGCAACACAAATAACGCTTACCAGTACCTCGGCAACCGATTTAGTAGATGGTGATATACTTTACAATATAAATCCTATTAAAATAGTATTAGGATTTGAAAAATAAAAACAAATTAACTTAAATTAAATTAAATAAAATGGCAACAAAAGAAAAGGTGGTAGACCTTAAACCTGCAAAGATAACTGACGAGCAGTTAAAAAGTATTCAAGAAGTAGTAAGTAACATTAATAGAGGTCAGATAGAATTAGGCTCTATGGAAGTTAAGAAACACAACTTGATGCACCAGATTAACGGTATTCAAGAAGAGCTAGGTAAATTACAAACTGAGCTTGAAAAAGAATATGGTACTGTAGATATTAACATCCAAGATGGAACAATAAATTACGATGTCGAAGCTAATAAGAAAGATTAGTATCGGATCAAATTATAAGAATGACGCTATGCACTATGCCGTGGGGCAAGAAGTGTATGGTGGTCATACTATCTGTGACATCATAGAGGAGGAAGACAAGTTTTCTATCTACATCAAAAAGAACAAAGACGTATTGCCTTGGAAAGATTTTAACAAGAACATGGCTGTGTCTGTAGAATATAATCTAGAATACTAATGAAAAGCGTATACAACTTTGTTGTAACGCCAAAAGGAGATAGATACAATAATACAAAAGAAGTAGACGGTGGAAAGCTTATTCTTAATACTGAGATATTTAACCATCAATATGTAAATAGAGAAGCTATTGTGGTATCTACACCTATGGTAGGACAAACAGATATAAAACCCGGTGATACAGTTATAGTACATCACAATGTGTTTAGAAGATGGCACGATGTTAAGGGTAAAGAAAAGAATAGTAGAAGTTATTTTAATGAATCTACTTACTTTATAACACAAGATCAAATCTTTTTATACAAAAGAGATAACGAGTGGAAAGCTCCAAAAGGATATTGTTTTGTTATACCTTTAAAAGCTACGGATCAATTTAATATTGAGTCTGAAAAACCTTTACAAGGTATTATTAAATACTCAGATGAAACAGTAGGGGTTAACGATCTAATTGGTTTTAGACCAGGAAGTGAATACGAGTTTGTTGTTAACGGCGAAAGACTATACAGAATATTATCTAATTTTATTACAATCAAATATGAACATCAAGGAAACGAAGAAGAGTATAATCCAAGCTGGGCACAAAGCAGTTGAAGAGCTGATTAAAGTTGCTAAAGAAGCTATTGTAGATTCAGATGACGACTTAACAGCAGATAGACTTAAAAATGCAGCAGCTACTAAAAAACTAGCTATATTCGATGCATTTGAAATACTTAACAGAATCCAAGAAGAAGAAAACCTACTCGAGGGAAAAACACCAGAAGAGGCAAAAGCAAAAGTATTCAAAGGATTTGCAGAAGGTAGATCTAAATAATGTACGAGCAAGATTTAGTTAAGACTATTGAGCCAGTTAAGAAAACTACTATCAGTAGACTTAACAAAGGTAAAAAGTGGAAATACGGTTACGATAAAGACCATGATATTATAGTGTTATCACGCAGTGGTCAAATCGGCGAGATTATAGAAATACAGAATTTAGCTATAGCATTACCGAAAGTACCGAAAAGTGTGTATAGCAACGATAAAAACAAGTGGGTTAAGTTTGAACAACCTAAAGAGCTTGAGCGTTTGAAAAACATATTTGATTGGAGAGCATATCCTGATGATCAGAAAGACCAGTGGCACGATTATATAGATGAAGAGTTTAAACGTAGAGAAGAAGGTTTTTGGTTTACTAATAATGGAAAACCAACGTGGATACCAGGAACTCACTATATGTACCTGCAATGGAGCAAGATAGATGTAGGTGCACCAGATTTTAGAGAGGCAAACAGATTGTTCTTTATATTTTGGGAAGCTTGTAAAGCAGATAAAAGATGTTATGGTATGTGTTACCTAAAGAACAGAAGATCAGGGTTTTCTTTCATGTCATCTGCAGAAACAGTTAACTTAGCCACTCTTGCAAGTGATAGTAGATATGGTATACTATCTAAAACAGGTGCTGATGCAAAGAAAATGTTTACAGATAAAGTAGTGCCAATATCAATTAACTATCCATTTTTCTTCAAACCAGTTCAAGATGGTATGGATAGACCAAAAACAGAGCTAGCGTATAGAGTACCTGCTAGTAAGTTTACAAGAAAGAAAATAACAGCTAATGAAAAGCTGGAAGACATACAAGGATTAGATACAACAATAGATTGGAAAAACACAGGTGACAATAGCTATGACGGTGAAAAGCTAGCGTTATTAGTACATGATGAAAGTGGTAAGTGGGAAAGGCCTGATAATATATTAAATAACTGGCGTGTTACAAAAACATGTTTAAGATTAGGTAGTAGAATTATAGGTAAGTGTATGATGGGTTCAACATCAAACGCTTTAGATAAAGGAGGCGATAACTTTAAAAAATTATACAATGCATCAGATGTCACTAAAAGAAATAGAAATGGTCAAACAAAATCTGGTTTATACTCTTTGTTTATCCCAATGGAATGGAACTACGAAGGATTTATTGACGAGTACGGAATTCCAGTTTTCACTACTCCTGATATCGACGTGTTCGCTCCAGACGGTGAATTAATAGATGTAGGTGTAATAGATAACTGGCAAAACGAAGTAGATGGTTTAAAAGATGATCAAGATGCTTTAAATGAATTCTACCGCCAGTTTCCAAGAACTACAGAGCACGCGTTTAGAGATGAGACTAAGAATAGTATATTTAACTTAGTTAAATTATACGAGCAGATAGATTACAATGAGGAAATGTCTAGAACACTAGGTGTAACTAAAGGTAATTTTCAATGGGTTAACGGTATAAAAGATTCACAAGTAATATTTTACCCAGATCCAAAAGGTAGGTTTAAAGTAAGTTGGGTGCCACCATCACAAATACAAAACAGAGTAATACTTAAAAACGGTATTAAATATCCTGGCAACGAACATATGGGTGCTTTTGGTTGTGATAGTTATGATATATCAGGTACAGTAGATGGTGAAGGATCAAAAGGAGCTTTACACGGCTTAACTAGGTTCAGTATGGAAGACGCACCAGCGAACAGTTTCTTTTTAGAATACTTATCAAGACCACCAACAGCCGAGATCTTCTTTGAGGACGTTCTAATGGCTTTAGTATTTTACGGAATGCCTATACTCGCAGAGAACAATAAACCTCGTCTCTTGTATTATTTGAGGCGTAGAGGATATAGAGGGTTCAGTATGAATAGACCTGATAAAGTATGGAACAAATTATCCGTTGCAGAAAAAGAAGTAGGTGGTATACCTAACTCTAGCGAAGATATAAAACAAGCACATGCCGCTGCAATCGAAATGTATATACAAGATCACGTAGGTATGAAGCAAGATGGAACGTTTGGAGATTTATATTTTAATGATCTTTTAAACGACTGGAGTAGGTTTGATATAAACAAAAGAACAAAGTTTGATGCGTCTATAAGTTCTGGTTTAGCTATAATGGCTAACAACAGACATTTATACGCACCAAACGTAAAGGTTGAAAAACAACCACTAAACATAAACATTTCCAAGTATAGTAATACTGGAACAAATTCACAAATAATCAAATAATAAATATGGCAGAGTCTGGCATTAGAAGTTATTTCCCGAGTCAAACAGTTAGCGACGCTGAAAAGTTAAGCTATGACTATGGTTTGAAGGTAGGTAAAGCAATAGAGCAAGAGTGGTTTAACAACGACAGAGGTTTTAATAGATATAGAACTAATCAAAATGATTTTCATAATTTAAGATTGTATGCTAGAGGCGAACAATCAATACAAAAATATAAGGATGAGTTATCTATAAACGGTGATTTGTCCTATCTTAATTTAGACTGGAAGCCTGTGCCTATCATATCTAAGTTTGTAGATATAGTTGTTAA